TCTGTATGCCTCAGGGAAATTCTCTTTGATTCTTTTGAATGTCCGTAATGTCAGAAGTGACGCAACGACTGATTCATATACCTTGGTCTTCTCATCCTTTACCGCACTGATCTCGATTTCCAGTTTGTCTATCTTTTCAATAACTTCCCTGTCCGCCTCAATGTGAGGATAGTAAGCGTTTGCGCTGGGAAATCCTTTCAGTCCGGCAACACGTTTTTCATAGGAACCGTTAAACAGTGTGATGCTATATGCAACAGAGAAATAAGACCGAAACTTTTGAAAACAGTCGGTGATTTCCTGTGGAATGGATTTTCGGATCACCTCTTCCGTAATCCTGACCTGTTCATCATGCAACAGGTTGATTTTCTTTTCTAACGGCTCTACCATTTTATTGGCAACTTCTTCCGCCAAAACTTTCGTAATGTTCATTGCTCTTGGTTTTTATTAATTCTTTTATGTATGTAAAGATAACTTTTATTTATTTCTCAAATAATATAATCTTAAAAACGCATCTGCTTAACTTAATATAACTGTCATCTCCTGCGGCTGTTTCCGAGCAGGGGAATGACATTAAAACTCTTGAATCTGTCAATCAGACGTCCTTCAAACCGTTTCCTGAAATCACCGATGTTCAGATTGCTGGTGATATGGTATTTCTTCCCGAACTGCTGGTAAATCTCATAACGCGCATAGAGAAACTCGTCTATCACGCTGTCAAGACTGGTACCGTAGCTCTTCTGATTCTCGGTTTCCAAACCTATGTCGTTCAGACAGATATTGAACGGGGCGGGATTGAATCCTTTTGACTGCCCCTCGTTGTAGGAATACAGGTCTATGTGTCCGTTCATCTTGTAGTAGTTCATCATCTGGGTGACGGAGAGGTTTTCAAACTGGCTGGGATTCCGTGTCAGACGCAGATAATCGGCGAAAATCTGCATGATCATTGTTTTTCCAGTGCCGGGTGCCCCGACAATCAGCAGGTTCTTGTGAATCTTGTAATCCTCATCGGGAAACACTTTCTCGGCCAGTCTGCATCCGTTGAAGTAATACAGCAGGAAAGACAATACCTTCGAGTTGTTCTCGTCAACCTCGAACTCCCTGAATTCACGTCCAGTATAATCATTGCCCAGCTGCCTGACAAGATCACGATGGGCGTAATATTCGGCTGGATTCGTCAGGTCATATTCAAAATCTTGCAGAATAGTCTTTTTGTGACGCTCCACCAGATTGTATATCTGTTCCTGTTTCAGTTTCGCCGCAAATGACTTTTCCTGTCGGATCTGTTGTAGCTCTGCTGAAAGTTTTTGTTCTTGCTCTGTCATCTTTCTGTTTTTTAAGTTCCGTTATCAACCAGTTTGAGAAATGGCGTTTTGCATCTGAAACAGACTTGTGTGTAACGCCTTCCCCCTTTAGCTTCCAATAGTACAGGTCAACGTATTTGTCTTTGCATTCATCCAAAGTGAAGTTCCTGAATCCGTTCCTGTATGCCCGTTCCCAAGCATCCCTCAGCCATCCTTCCTCAGACTTTAGGTCCGCGAAGCATTTGTCTAAATCCATATCGAATGTTTCTGATGAAATATCGCCCAGGTTTTCACGCGTATGCGCGCTAGAGAGAGAGTTATTATTATCATTTACATTATCATTATCGGCTTTTTTGGGTTCTGAAAAACCCACTGGGTTATTTGGGTTTATTTGGGTTGTTCCAATATCATCCGAATTATCATTCTTCGCTCTCTTCGGAGCACCCCCTTTGCTTCCATTACTACGGTTTCTCTCGACAATGCCATGGTATTTGTTTTCATCTATTTCAAATTGATTCTTGAAGAACTCAAATGCTATTTCAATGTCCTCCTCTACCGTAATAATCTCGCCAAGTTGATACTTGAATATAGCTCGGAATAATCTTCCAAGTTGCTTGTCCGATAACTTCGATATAGGCTT